ATACTGCAAAGTTTGAAAAGAAAGCTTTACTTGTTAACAATTTTGAAGACAAAGACATTTCCACTTTCCAAGTTGTTGATGGGGTTGTACTGTCAATTTGATTTTTATCATTTATCACAACACTCTCTTTATCAAAACCTTCCTTCTGGCTTCTGAAAATACCATCACATCGCAACATGCTTTTGTAAAGGTTCACTAACTGATCTTTTGATCGTTGTGTTCTTAAAGTTTGTGTTAAAGCTAGTAATCTAGCCTGATGACCGATAAATCCTAAAGTATTTAGAAACATTGGGTGTACATACCAAAAACCCCCTACCTCGCTTAAGATTTGACTTCTTCTCAGATAACCTAAATCAAAGTTCAATTTAGTCATTCCGTATAAATCATAAATGAAATAATTTATCAATATAAACATATCATTGATAAGCTGAAGAGGAGCACCTTGTGGGATTAAAGCATACACTCTACTTATACTTTCTATTAGGTCTCCTTGATGACCTCTCATCGTCAACGAAGAGCCAAAAGTTACACAAGGTTTTATATAAGGTGTAATAACCCTATTATATACACAATAAACTTGCAAAACTTCAGCAAATAACCCAAGAGAAAATTTTCTCAATGACATTTCCTGAGAGAATAATTTTGGACATACCAACAAAACTAAAGCGTAAATTTTTACAACATCTCGTGTCATAACATGCACTTCTTCCCCTTTATTATCTCTATAATAAAACTTTTCATTTTTCAAATAAATTTTCCGTTTTTTCTCGATTATTAAATTGAAAGTTTTACTTAAATCTACATTTGCCAAATTGTTGTTAACTGGAGGGATGTTAGTAAACCCAACACCATCATCTGAATGTGTCCTTCCTTTTATCTTCACACCCCTAAAATAATACTCCATAACTCTTTTAGCAAGCATATTATGACAACCAGAGCTAAAGGATCCTACTCTATTCATCACACCTAAAATAAACCCTATACTTTTGTAACAAAGAACATTAAGTAAAAATTCTTTATCTTTTGAATCTGTAAACTCAAAGTTTGGTTTTAATGCATTCATTTGAATAATTTCTTTCATCCATAATACATTTCTACTGTAATCATCTGATCTTATTTCTCCATTCTGGATACTTTTGTAAAGCTTTACTAAATTCTTTGGTAATACCGTATATCTCTGCATAATACACAACAATGATTGTATACCTAATAACATCATCGGTTTATCAAAATACCCAGCCCAGTACAGTGCTACAACTTGTAATATCATATGTTTACAATCCATTTTATCACCATAACCTGACATATCAGTTGTTGCATTCATCCCCTCAACCTTTGTGCCTCTAGCATCATAAATATCTTTTTCTAGTAACACAAATTTCTTGTCTCCAGGTTGTGATAAAAAGTCATGATCAGAAGCTGATAATATCTTCTGAAACATACTATCAAAATAAGCATTCATATGATGACTAACTATTCGTTGTATGTAAAATATTCTTTTACCATCACCACTTTGTTCTTTAGGAGCTACCGTTAAAACTACTCTAACAATTTTCCCTTTATTCATAGATTTACTTAGTTCAAACAAAACCATATCAGAAAATTTAGCATCATAATTTTCTATTAACACCCCTTTATAGCCACATGC